ATCTCTTAATAAAAACTTTTGGTCAACATCAGAAGTATCTACTGTATATTTTGTTGTGATATAACTACCTTCATAAATTTTTATACTATCAAAAGGAACAGAGCTACCTGTGTTACTTGCAGTTACATCAGCAATAGTAACAAACTGATAATCAGTTCCGTCAACACTTGTAGTAAATGCAGTTCCTGCTGGCATTGTTTTAGTACTTGCAGTTGTAGATAAACTTATGTTAACTGTTGCATAAGGTGCTCTTGCTGATGATACTTCATAACCTAGTGTCTTTGCATGAGATACTATACTTGAACGAAGTGATGCACTATCTAAGAACATTTCATTTGCCAACATGTTAGCATTAAATCCTAAGTAGTGAGTATTGTATGCAAGAGTATCTAACAGAATATTAATACCAGAACCTTCAAAGTCATAGTCCTTAAATTCTGTTTGTGCTTTTAAAAATGTTTTTAGATTTGATTTTATTGCATCAAAATCTAATTCGGTTACTCTTAGTCTTTTATCGTTTGTTGCCATTATCTTAATCTCTCTAATAATACTGATAGGTCTACTAGTTCTGTGGGTGCGTTAACTACATAAAATTCTATTGATACATTGTAAATGTTTCTATCCATATCTGGTATTGCTCTAACTGACACTAATCTTACTCTTGGTTCAAAGTTATTAATAACATCTTCTATCTTTCTAGTTAAAACTACAGCAGTGATAGGTGTCATATTCTCAAATAACATATCTCTGATTCCACCAGATATCTCTGGGTGAAATGGTTTTTCAAAAGCATTTAGATTAATTAAATTTCTTAATGACCTCTTAACTGCTTGAATATCAGTTATTTTATTGACATCTTTACCTACATTTCTTTGACCAAAAAATAAATCTAAATCAGAATATTGTTTAACATTCCTTGATATATTATTCTGAGCTTGAGCATCTTTATATGCGGACATTATTAATCTCTAGTTATTTAATTATTATTTATAATAGATATCTTAGGTAAGTGTTAATTTACTCTCAGTTTCTAGTTTTTCTTTTTCTTTCTGTATTGCATCTAAAGCATCTTGGGCTTGTTGTTTCAATACTGCACCATCTATTTCTATCTTGAAGTCTGGCATAGATTCTAATTTTTCTTTGATTGCTTCAATAGATGGTATACTAATATTAGATGGTAATTCTATTGGAATACTTTCTCCATCTGCTAATTGTAAGTTTGGAATTAAGTCACCAACATCACCTCCTGCCTGTATTTCTGTAGCAAGAGAATCAATATCTAATCCTTTATCTTTCATTGCTGTTCCAAATTGTGATGTTATATTAGCAACTCGTGTTTGATATTGTTCTAAACCAGCTGGTGTTGAGATATCAATATCTGCTAGTCCAGCAAATTCTCCTTGCATATTTACATTAGGTACAGTAGGTAATTCTGGTATCATACTTGATAATGATGTTTGTAAATCAGCAACTTTAGATTCTACTGCTGCCTTCATAGTTGAAGCATCTGCTCCATGTTGAGCAACAAGTTGGTCTTTTAATGCTTTTGCATCAGTTGCAGTCTTATTAAATAACTCATTTGCTCCCTCTAAATTTGCTGTTGTAAAGTCTGCCATTACGCTGTTCTTCTCCACATATATGCTGTGATGTATGGTTGTACAATGGTGTGAGCATTACCTGAACCAACAGAACTAGAAGTTACAGAAGCACCATTACCCTCTCCAAAACTTCTTGTAAATTCTACATTTGCTGCACCACCTGTTCCTGTGCCTGAATCATTAGAACCTAATTGGTGTGTATGTGCTGGTAGTTCTGCTATTGTTAATGTGTGAGTTTTTGCACCACCTGTTTCTCGTACTGCATCAAAATCAGCATCAGTTGAATCAACACCTACTATAACTCTACCAGCTCCAAATGCTGTCCATGTTCCAAAACCTAATAGTGTGCCAGGGTTTGTTGCAACACCAGCATTGGTGTAAATAGAACCAACAGGATAAATTGTTTCCAATACATGTAATCGTAAACCTTTATCACCACCAGTTAGTTTTAAATTTAAATCATTTGAATCAGCTACTTCAAGATTTATCTTAGTAGAATCTGTTTCATCAATTTTTATATCTGCCATTGTTATCTCCTATGCATTCGGTGCCGATGTTATATTAGCTGCCAGACCTGCTGTATCAGTATGTGTATGAGTTGTAAGTTCAATAGTATTAGCAGTAACTTCTTGTGTAGTTGTAATTGTACTTCCACTACCAGAAAGATTTATAGTACTTGATGCACCTTCGAATGTCATTGTTCCTACTGCCTCTGATTTAATATCTAGATTCGTTGCAGCCTTAACAGTCATTGTTGTGCCAGAAGATATAGATGTACTTGCAACACTTGATACTGTCACATTATTTCCTGCTCCTACTAATACATCATTTAAAGAAACAAACGATGCACTATCTTTCGCAGTGATATCATAAGTACCACCAATACTTCTAGTTTCTTTACCACCGATAGTAATATCACAATCTTTTGCTGTACCTGTACCTGTTACTCCAATTGCACCTGACATAGCATTTGCAATATTAAATCCATGATTACCAATTATTTCTTCTTCTAAGTTTCCACCACCCGTTGCACCAATCTTAACTTGTTCGTTCTTGTGTATCTTTCTTGTGAAGTCACCACCGACTTCTAATATATAATCACCATCTATTCGTTCTCTCTTTGTACCACTACAAGTTAAATTAATATTTCCTTTAACAAATACATTGTTTGCTCCAGCAGTAAGTTCGTAATTATCTCCAAATACTTTTACAGTCTTTGTGCCATCTGCAACTATCTCCTCATAGGTACCTGACTTGTGTTGTCTGTATAATCTTTCTCCACCAGGTGTATCATCTATTTCTGTTATGTGACCTGATTCAGATTCGTATACATGATTATAAGGATATTCAGCTGAGGTATAAGGGGATGTATCTACCTTTAGTCCTTTAGGGTCAGGTTCACTAAAGGTTGATAATGTTTCTGCTTTACTTGTTGTGGATACAGTTGATAGATTTGGTTTGGTTGCAGTAGGTATCTTTTCCCATTTGTTTGCTCTACGATTCTGTAAAGATAAATGAGTTTCAGATATTTGACCTCGTGCAAGTCTTGATACATCTGATTCTTCTATTGTATGATTTGAATGTGTAATGGTACCAGGGTACTTTCCATTGGGGTCATTGAATCCTTTAGTCTTATCTGCAACTACTTGTGGAACACCTGGTAACGAACCCATAATAACAGGTTGTTGTTTCTCCATTGCATCACGAAAGAATCCGACTACCCAAGTTCCCTCTGTTAGAAAACTTGGTGAGTTTCCTAGTCCTTGCATAGATGGGTCGGTGACAGGCATCATAATGTGTGCCCATGGTAAATCTTTGGATGGGATATCTATTAAATCTTCTGTGTGGTAACCTAGACAACGGACTTGTACTCTACCAAGTTTTGCAGGGTCATTACGATTTTCTACAACACCAGTAAACCATACAAAGCCATCGAGGCCCATAAAATAGTTTTCGTTCATAGAAAGTATTTATACTAGGTGTTACGATAGTCTAGATAAATGTTACCAGCAAGTATAATTCTTTCTTCGGTCATGTCCGATGCCTTTGGTACTTCATGCGTCACATGGCCTGGAAAGATTACTAGTTCATCTGGTTTAGGAAATACTTTGAGTTTTGCTTCTCGAAAGTATAGGGGTGGGGCATTGTCGGGTACTTGTATATAATAACACCACGACCACAATGCAGGGCCATGGGTATGGGGTTTGGTAAAATCACTTTCGTTATAGATGGCACCCCAACAATCAAAAGTAAAAAATTTGTCAAGAGTTCCTTTCTGGTCTTTGACTTGTATACTTTGTATAATACCAATTGCTTTATTTGCAACCTCATTCACGATTGAATGTTGTTTGTGTAAAAAGTAGTTAGTCATGTACGCTTGTACATTTGACTTTCTTTCTTCTTCGTGTTTGTGAGAGCGAATGATGTCTGCCATGTCTTTATGTAAGTGGTGTAAAGATAGTGGTCTGCGTATCACTCGCTCCGATTTTACGAATGTGTGAAATTCATCTTCGGTTTGAAGATTCTTTGATAGTTCTTTTAAAGACATT